ACTTTTCCCGCTCGGCTGTGTTCGCATGATTTCAGCGACATACGCTCCGCCTGTGGTGCTTTTTCCGCTCTGATTTCCTCCGCAGAGCAGCTTGATTTTGGCAGGAGACTCCCACCACCGCGAGACTTGTTCGCAGGATGGGGTGAACGGTGGGGGGATAGGGTGGATGAACTGGTGAGTATCACAATATGACGCCAGGAGTTGCTGTAATTGCTGCCGGGGGTGGACGAGAAATCTCATAGTGTCTACAATACGACATATTCAGAAAAAGTCAAGCACTTTTTCAGAAATGAGATTGCTCTTTCAGATCGGACACCGAATGCCAAAAATACCTTCTCAGATTTCAGAGTTGACATCGGAAGCAGTATTTCCTATTTTTGGCAGTATGAGAATACGAGAATACGTCACAACACAGATAGGAACGCTTCTTCGTGGGCTTGACCGCTTTTCATGGCCGTCGTACTATTGGACATGGGACGGAAAAGGGATGCTGGTTGAGGGGTCGCCGGACGAGATAGAAACCGAAGACACCTTAGAACGCTTTTTCGACATCGGGATGTCTCCTCTTTGCTTTGCCGGACGGCGATTTCGTGACATTTCAGGATTATGGATTGCCGCCACCCCATTTGAAGACGAGATTACAGGGGCAGTCCATCGCGGACAAATCCTCCCACCGCCAGACGGAAAAGAACGCGATAACGTGACCGCGTTTGTCAGGTGGGTATTCGACGAAGCCCTGCACGGGAAAGGAATGCGTCAAATTATTTCACAGATGAATCAGGCCATGATTCAATATGGACGCACCGTGCAAACGATTGAATGGACGCGACAAGACTCACCATTTGGCGAAAAGGTGTTTCCGGTCAATATCTTAGACATGAATCCCGCGTTTTTCCTGAAAGACCCCGAAGGCTACCCCCCGGGCACGTATCTTATGGGATCGCAGATGCTCACCACAGACATTCGACGACTCCCTGAGCACCTGACGCTGTGGGGAACAGCCCACATGTATTTCGAAAATCCGTATGGGATTTCGGAAATGCGTATTCTCAACCTGGTCGAGAAGTATTGGCGGAAAAATCTGCTCTTTTGGGCGCGTGGGAATGAACGGAACGGGTCAGGGGCGTATGTTGGGAGGTACGGAAACAAGCTGTTCGGGAAAGGCCGGGAAAGTGAACGTCAGACGTTTCTGCAAGAACTCCAAAAGCTGAAAAGCGATACTATCACGATTACACACGTTGATAATATGATTGAAACCTTGCAAGCGTCCATTGAGAGCGACTCGTTACAGGGGTTTCATGAGGCGTGTGGACAAATCATTTCTCTCGTGTTAACTGGCAGCGTAACGGCGTTACAGGAAGGGCGTGTCGGCGGGTATTCGAAAGAAGAGGCCACCACGACACGACGCAAAAGCGAACTCGAACGCTATGACGCGTCGCTAATTGACGAGATTTTCAACTATCAACTCATCCCTCCTCTTGTTGATTATAACTTTCCTGGGGTGACGTCATACCCACGAATGCAAATCATTGACCCTGATTTAATCTTCCCCACGACTCCAAAAGATCAAAAGCCTGCTCAGGAGAGAGAGGAAAGCACCGTCTCACCTGAGACTGCCAAAGAAAGCGCACCCATCGAGCATGAGAACGAGCATGATATTTCAGACATGGCGTCATTTGCAGCAACATTCGAGCCTCCGGACGTGCTCAAAGACTCGCAAGAGGAACTACAACAGGTCATCACTGATATGCCTGCGTATCTTCCACAAGATTTTGACGATTTACCCCCTGACGACAAGCCGAACAGTTTCACAATCACCGCGATGCGAAATACGCCGGAAAGTTTGGAACGCATCCGCCGTCTCAAGGATCTCCTTGTTGACACTGTGGCAATTTGGAATGAGAACGACGCATGGGAACAGTATTTCAGGCAGGCAAAAACATTGTTGCGCCGGGATGAGATCAACGCCGTGAAAGGTGACTTGTTTGTGTCGTTTCGGTATGCGAGGCAAACCGCGTATAATGCCGTGCTGCAAAATATCATTGATACGCAAGGGGACTCACTCTACGCGATTCAACTCCTGACACAAGACGATGCACGGGTTCGACCGCAACATGCACGGTGGAACGGGGTGACGCGCCCGGTGAACGATGAAATATGGCAAGCTGTTCGCCTTCCCTGGGATCATGGATGCCGGTGCTTTAAAATCCCTATTATGCAGGCTGATTACGAGGCAGAACCGAATAGGTACCGAATGACTCCACGTGCTGATATTCCACCGATCCCAGAAGGTTTCTGACATACCTTCTCAGATTTCAGAGTTGACATCGGAAGCAGTATTTCCTATTTTGGGAACAAGAGAACAGAGGAGATCATACAATGCCAATACAACGATGCACACGACAAGAAGAACAAGGCTGGCAATGGGGTGACGAGGGGACGTGTTACCTCGCGAGCGAAGAAGGCAGCGACGAAGACGCCAAGAAGAAGGCCATCGCCCAAGCCGTTGCAGCCGGAGCGTCACCTGATGAGTTCAGGCAACACGACGATGTGCCGAGCGTGTCGGTCATAGAATTTGCCACGTTGAAAGATGTCGAACTCTTCGAACCGGGAACGCATAACCAGCAGGAATTTTCAGAGGACGACATCGTTGAAATGCTTGAGTCGTCAACAGCCTGCCTCCCGTTTATCCTGAAATCTATCGAAGACGGACACTATGAAGGGAATGAGAAGCTGAACGAAGAAGTCAGGAAAAGCGGAAACCCGATTCCGGCGTTTATCAACCTCGGTCATCAACGCTATTTCAAAGACATCAAGCAATACCTGACGAATATAGGGGTGACGTTCAAGAAGGCCGGAAACTGGCTCAAGGCAGACATCACGAACATTAAAGATGATGTCGCCTTAATGCTGCAAGAAGTTTTTAATGCCAGATCAATTGAATTAATCAAGGAACTTTTTAACCCGCTGGATGGAAAAACCTATCGCAACGTAATCCGGTCAATCGGATTTCTCCCTGCGAATATTCCTCCGGCTGTCTCAGGTCAGAATCCGAAGCTGACCGTTGAGTATGCTCAGGACGAATCGGTATTCGTCACCTTGTATGCTCTTACTGATAACCATTACGATACGGAGGAATCCACTATGCCAACACAAAATAAGAAGAAAGGTGACGGTGAAGCCGTGCTGGAAGACGTACAGGGTGTTCAGACCACAAACCCTGATCCAATTCCAGACGACAGACATGACGCCAAGTTAGTCGCTTTCGAGCAGAAGCTTCACGCGCTCGAAGAGCAAAACGCCGAAGCCACTGCACGTGAAGCCGCGTTAAAAGCGCGACTCGAACTCGCAGAGCAAAAAGCCCAGGCAGCCGAACAAAAACAGGAACAACAGGATATTGCAATGTATTGCAAGGATTTGGCAGCCACGCACATCACAGGGAAAGACGGAGCGCAATTCATCGTCGCACCTTCGGTGGTTGAACTCGTGAAGCCAATTGTGGAACATGCTGACAACTCGCATATCCTTGAATTCTCGGACACGAACAAGACTTCGATGCGTCCTGCGATTCAGCAAACGCTTTCCACCCTGCTCAAGATGGCAGCGGAGGGGACGTTACTTGTTCCGGTCGGAGGGATGTCTACATTTCAACACCACGCCCCGCCGGAAGATGAACAGCCGAAACCCAAAGAGGTCAACCGCGCCAGTATCCTTGAGATGTATGGCGAAGACGCCAAAGCCTCCCTCGGCATTGTCGAAGTCAATGACGAAAATAACCATAAATATGTGATGAAAGCGCACGATGTCGCCGCACTTGACGATTATCGCCGCATCATCGGAGGGTAACGATTATGGCTTTTAGATTCCCAAGCGAAAACTGGAAAACTGATGATGTGCGGACGGCAAACGCCGGGGAAGCCATCGCATTTGACCGGGCGTGTTTGACCCTTTCAGCCTCACGCACCGTCATTAAAACCACCGGAGACACTGACGTGGCCTGCGGGCTGTTTAAGACGGAACGAGGGACAGCGAGTTCCGGTGATCAAGTCGAATATCTGACACGCGGCGATCTCGTTTTCGTCGCTGGCGGTGCAGTTGCCATTGGAGATCCGATTTGTCCTGACGATGGAACAGCCGGAAGAATGAGAACAGCCGTGTCAGGAGATCGGACGTCTGGCGTCGCCCTGGAAGCCGCAGCACAAGCAGGTGATTATTGTTTAGGTCGGTTCGACTTTAACAATAGTTCCCTGATCGCGTAGGAGGAAGAATCATGGAACACTTGAAACAGTTTACAGAAGCCCAGGGGAACGGTCTTCAAAACGGGTCAACCCATTCTGGCATTCGGTGGGATGTCTCATCTCGTGAACTGGCTGGAAGTATGATTGGTCAGTTTGGCGTGAATGAGGTTCATCGCAAAAATCTGGCAGATCTGGCGTTCGGCTATGCGAACAGTCGTGAAGATTTCATCGCGGATAAAGTCTGCCCGTATGTTCCCGTCACCGCCCTGGCTGGAAAGTATCGTAAATGGGCCGACCGGATGTTTTTTGACCGCCCCGTTACCAGTGCCGGGAAAGACACCCCGCCCACCCGTGTCTCGAATGCCAGCTCCCTGATTAATTATGATCTGTCAGGACGTGCGTTGTCGTACTACATGTCCAACGTAGACAGAGACGACGCGATTAATCAGTATGGCAGTATGGGCGCATGGCGAGCCGCGATTACGAAGCAATTGACACACCTGTTATTGATTGACAGGGAATTGACCGTTGCGACGCTCTTGCAAACCTCTGGGAATTACAATTTCTCGGCAACGGCAAGCCCGTTATGGAGTGACGCGTCAGCCGATTATCAGGATAATATCTTTACAGCAGAGGATGCGATTTTCTCGCAACCCGCAAACGTCCTGGTCATGGGGTATGACGTGGCGCGTCAGTGTCAGAAATCGCCGCAGATCAAAGGCGCGAGCACGGTGGCAGCGAACAGTGGAAAACGGAAAGACAATATGCCGTTTGTGACAATGGAAGCGGTCAGCAACTTTTTCGACAAGCCTGTGATTACGAGTTCGACTCGCTATAACAGTGCCCCGGAAAGTGCATCCATGACACTCTCTTACATCTGGCAAAACTACGTAGCGGTGTTGCATAACGAGATGAACACCGGCGCACCGGAATTTGACGCGCCATTCTGTGTCTCGTTCAAACTGCAAAGCGCGAGTTTCCCGAATGTCCAGGGTTTTACGGTCAAAAGCGTGATGGATACGGCTGGCTCAATGGCTGGCGGTGAACTCATGATGGTCGGGTATTGGTGTCAGGAAAAAGTCTTTGCAGCCAATAACGGCTATCTGCTGAAAGCCCTCTAAGAGGTCTAAGATGAGTGCTTACTTTAGCACAGAAGCGAGCATTATTGCAAAGAA